ACTAGCAGGTAGTTGTTCTGGTTGTGCAATGTCTAAACAAACATTACATCAAGGTGTGGAAGATATGTTAAAGCATTATGTTCCAGAAGTAAAAGCTATTGTAGGAGAAGATGATGAAAAAGCAGAAGAGAGAGGTTATTCACCATTCATACCTAGAACTAGCATTGACTAATTTTTAATATTATGTTATATTATAATCAAGGAGAAATATAATGGCTAGTGAAATACAACTATTACGCCTAACAACAGGCGAAGATGTGATTGGCAAAATCACAAAGAACGAAAACACAATTACAATAGAAAAAGGATGTGTACTTATACCTAGACAACAAGCGCCAGGTCAACCAGTAACTTTAATGCTAACACCTTATGCACCTTATAGCGAAACTAATAAGATAGATATTAATAAGGATGTCGTTGTGTCGTTTTCAAAACCAAAAAAAGATATACAAGATACTTATATTAAAAGTACTTCAACGATAGTAGCACCTAACAAACAGTTAATAACTGAAACAGGACTACCAACGTTGGGTAAAAAGTGATAGACGTTTATTTTGTAAGGGACGGATCAAAAATTCGTGTTCAATCAAGAGAAGGATTGAGTGCAATGGAGGCAGCGAAATTTGAATCACACGTACCTATACCAGAAATTCCAGCAGATTGTGGTGGCAACTGTATGTGTTGTACGTGCCACGTATATGTTGATGAGAAATGGTTAGATAAAGTGCCAAAACCATTTGACAATTCAATAGAAGAGGCACAATTAGAATATGAAAAAGGATATAAACCAAATCAAAGTAGATTAAGTTGTCAGATAAAACTTACTAAAGACCTTGATGGTTTAATACTCCATTTGAGACCAGATGAACTTTTATAAAAATGTAATAGAATATAAAGGCAAACTCCTTGTTAGAGGTGTAAAAGAAGGTAAAGAGTTTAAAGAGAAGATTAATTTTGCACCTACATTATATTCAGTATCGCAACAACAAGAACAATTTAAATCATTACAAGGACATAATTTAAGACCAATTACTTTTTCATCTATTGATTCTGCTCGTAGATTTAAACGTGATGTTGCTACTCAAAATGCACCTGTCTATGGTCTTGATAGATTTCATTATCAATACATCAATCAACAATATCCAAAACAAGTTAAGTGGTCAAAAGATTTAATTAAAATATTTACATTAGATATAGAATGTACCTGTGAAAATGGATTTCCAGAAGTAAATAATCCTATTGAAGAACTGTTATGTATTACAGTTAAGAATCAAACAAACAAACAAATTATAACGTGGGGTATCGGTGAGTTTAAAACCTTACGTACAGATGTAACTTATATTCAATGTACAGATGAAAGTCATTTAATAATGGAGTTTATGAAATTCTGGTTAAAGAATTATCCAGATGTTATTACAGGTTGGAATACTAAATTCTTTGACTTACCTTATTTAATGAATAGAATTCAAATGGTTGCAGGCGCCAAAGTTGCAAATAGAATGTCGCCTTGGAACTTAATTAATAAAGAAGAAATAATTGTAAGAGGTAGACCTAATACATATTATTCATTGTATGGTATTGCAATGTTAGATTATCTTGATTTATATAAATGGTTTATACCAGTAAGACAAGAGAGTTATAGACTAGACCATATAGGTGAAGTAGAACTAGGTGAAGGTAAAAAAGAAAATCCATATGATACTTTTAAAGAGTTTTATCAAAAAGATTATCAAAAATTTGTAGAGTATAATATTCAAGACGTTGAAATAGTTGATGGCTTAGAAGACAAGTTAGGTCTAATTGATTTATCTTTAACCTTTGCATATGAAACTAAAGTAAATTATAACGATATATTTTCACAGGTAAGAGTTTGGGATACATTAATCGCAAACCACTTGATGACAAAAAAGATTTGTGTACCTCCTAGGGAAGACCACATAAAGGACACCAAGTATGAAGGTGCGTATGTAAAAGAACCTAGACTTGGTATGCAAAAATGGGTGGTGTCTTTTGATATCAACTCACTTTATCCACATATTATTGTACAATATAATATTTCTCCCGAAAAGATATTAGGTGTTAAACCATCTGGTGTTTCTGTGAATAAAATGCTTGATAAGAAGACACCCCTAGATTATTTAAAAACAGAAGGTGCTTGTATAACACCTAATGGTGCAATGTTTAAAAATGATAGTCAAGGTTTTTTACCTGAAATGATTGAAAAGATTTATAAAGACCGTGTGATATATAAGAAACGTGAATTAAAAGCAAAGAAAGAATATCAAAATAATCCAACAATAGAATTAAAAAAAGAAATTGCTAGGTGCCACAATGTACAATGGGCAAGAAAGATTGCGTTGAATAGTTGTTATGGTGCAATAGGTAATCAATACTTTAGATACTATGATATAGCACAAGCAAGTGCTGTAACTACAGCAGGTCAGTTTATAATCAGATTTATAGAACAAAAAGTAAATGAATATTTAAATCAAGTATTACAAACACACGGTGAAATAGATTATGTACTAGCGTCTGATACAGATTCAATATATGTTTCATTAGATAAACTTGTAGAGAAAACTTGTAAGGGTAAAACAGACCAACAAATATGTGATTTTATAGGTAAGGTATGTGATAATAAATTAGAACCTTTTATTGCAAAACAATTTGAAGATGTTGCAGATTATACTAACGCATACAAGAACGCAATGGTTATGGCACGTGAAGTTATTGCTAACAAAGGTATATGGGTTGCGAAAAAAAGATATATGTTAAACGTATTAGATGAGGAAGATGTTAGATTGTCTGAACCTAAATTAAAGATTATGGGTATAGAGGCAATTAAATCTTCAACTCCACAAGTATGCCGAGGTAAGATTAAAGAAGCAATTAAAATAATTATGTCAAAAGAAGAATCTGATTTACATACTTTCATTGCAGATTTTAAAAAAGAATTTATGAGTATGTCTGCTGAGCAGATATCATTTCCTAGGTCTTGTAATAATATGAGAAAATATGGTAGTAGTAAAGATGTGTTTATCAAAGGTACACCAATACACGTTAAAGGTTCATTGATTTATAATCATCAAGTAAAACAATTTGGATTACAGAATAAGTATCCTTATATTCAAGAAGGAGATAAGATTAAATTTATTAAATTGTTAGCGGCAAATCCATTTAAGTTTGATGTGATTAGTTATATAACTAAACTACCAAAAGAGTTTAATCTACAAGAATATATTGATTATGAAGTACAGTTTGAGAAAACTTTCCTAGACCCTATGAGATTTATATTGAATTCAATAGGTTGGGAACACGAAAAGAAAGCAAGTCTGGAGGCGTTTTTTGGATGATAGACCAGTTATTATTTCTAGCTATTATAGTATTTGCTGTAAGAGTAGGAGAGATATTTGCTATGACTAAAATATCATTTTGGAAGTTTTGTTTAATGTTATTATTAATTAAATTTGTGGCGGTAAGTTATGTTAGTTAACGAAGAAAGTTTAAAACATTTAAAAACACTTAAAGAGAATACGTTTGATTCGTGTGTAACTGATCCACCATATCATTTGGCGTCTATACTTAAACGATTTGGACCAGGTCAAAAAGGAATTAATAATAAAGATGAGAAAGAAGGTCGTAATGGACCTTATCATAGAGCTGCAAAAGGATTTATGGGACAGACTTGGGACGGTGGTGATATAGCATTTAATAAAGATTTTTGGAAAGAAGTATATAGAGTTATGAAACCTGGTTGTGTTCTATTGGCATTTGCTGCCACTAGAAATTATCATAGAATGGCAGTTGCAATTGAAGACGCAGGTTTTGAAATTTTTGATATGATAAACTGGATATATGGTAGTGGATTTCCTAAAAGAAAAAATTATTTGAAACCTGGTCACGAACCTATTGTAATGGCACGTAAAGGAGTTAATAAAAGTTTAAACATAGATGAGAGTAGAGTACCTGGATATGAGTGGGACACAACTAAAAACAGAAGAGAACCTAAAAAACATAAAGAAGCAGTTTATAAATTAGGTTTAAAGAAAACAGGTGCAGGAGAAAAAATAAAAGGAAGATATCCTGCTAATGTTATACACGATGGAATAGCAGAAGAGTGGGCAAAGTATTTTTATTGTCATAAGGCAAGTAAAAAAGAAAAAGGAGATACTGAACACCCTACAGTTAAACCATTAGATTTAATGAGATATCTTGTTAAGTTAGTTACACCTAAAGATGGTACAGTATTGGATCCATTTGCAGGTACAGGTACTACTGGTGAGGCTGCATTATTAGAAGGTAGAAAATACTATTTAATAGAAAGAGAAAAGAATTATTTTAAAGACATAGAGAATAGATTAAAGAAAGTGAATAAGTTTTTTGTATGACATTATTACTTGCATTGACTTTATCAGCTTTATGTATTATAATACCAATGTTATTATTAATATTATGGAACAATGAAAAACCTAGACCTTAAACAATACGCAAACGAAAATAGACTGCCTATAATGGACACTATTCAATTTGATAGATGGACAGAAGAGTTAGGTAAAGAAAAATTTAGAGAATTATTATCAGAATATATTGCTGAAAATAGACCAGAATTTCCTTTAAGAAAAATATCTTATGATGATATGCGTAATAATATAATTGCATTATCAAAGTATGATACTTCTGCTATATGTACACCTAAAGAACAAATAACTAAAGATGTATTTGAAAAGTATGAAGATTACAAATATAATTTTAAAGAATATGGTTTAGGTATCATAGATGGTCCTAATACATTTAATACTTCTTCTAATTATTTTATGCAAGAGTTGAGATTAAATTGTTCTAGTTATGGATTTAGAGCGCCGATAGAAGTTTGGCAAAATGGTAATGCAAGAGATATATGGAAGTGTTTAGGTCCTATATGGAGAGGTATTAATACAAAAAGAGTTTTAGATGAAGATGTATATATGAGTGCATTTAGATTGGGTACATATATTGCAACACAATTTAAACCAGTTGTTGCAAAAACAATATATGATTTAACCAATGCAGAAACAGTATTAGATACCAGTTGTGGTTGGGGAGATAGACTTGCTGGTTTCTTTGCTAGTAAGGCAACACACTATTATGGTTGTGATCCTAATCCAAATACATATAGAATATATCAAAAACAAATAGAAGAGTATAGTAAATTCTTTAAAAACAAAACTGTTAAGATATGGAATTGTGGTGCAGAAGACTTACCTTATAATGAACTACCAAATATAGATTGTGCATTTACAAGTCCACCTTACTTTAGTACTGAACAATATAATAAAGGTGGTGAGAAAGAAGAGAATCAATCTTGGTTTAAGTTTAATGAATATGAACAATGGAGAGATAATTTTTATCTTCCAGTTGCAGAAAAGACTTTAAGTAAATCAAAATATATGTTTGTTAATATTATGGATCCAAAAATTAAGACTGTAAGATATAGGTCAAGTGATGAACTAGTTGATAGATTTAAAGATAAGTTTTTAGGTCAGATTGGTATGAGAATTATGCAAAGACCACAAGGTAATAAGAAATTTAAGACTAAAGAAGAGTTAAATATCTTTATGGCTATGACTTATATTGAAAATGTATGGTGTTTTGGTGAGAAGATAGACCTATTTAAGAATTCAAGATTAGGGACGCTAGAGGCATTTATATAAATATGTATGAGAATAACAGTATATAGAAGATATAATGATTACATTAGTCAAAATTTTCTACCAACGGAACTTGACTCGGTAAGAGAATTATGTTATATTAACAACATCAAATGGTACACAATAAGTTATACGGAAGAGGAGTGGAACGAATATGAAAGACTTTCTAAAAGAAATAATTAAAGAAACAGGAAATGAATTTGCTAGTTTAGCAAGTGATGGAATCACAGCAGGTGATGTAACTTCATTTATAGATACAGGTTCTTATTCTTTTAATGCTCTCTTATCAGGTTCAATTTATGGTGGACTACCAGGCAACCGTATAACAGCAATCGCAGGCGAGGCCGCAACTGGTAAAACATTTTTTGCATTAGGTATTTTAAAAAATTATTTAGATAAAGACAAAGACGCAGGCGTTGTTTTATTTGAATCAGAAAATGCAGTATCAAAAGATATGATAGAGGCAAGAGGTGTTGATAGTTCCAGAGTTGTAGTTGTACCAGTATCAACAGTACAAGAATTTAGAAGTCAATCAATAAAAATATTAGACAAGTATTTACAACAATCAGATTCAGAAAGAAAACCTTTGATGTTTGTATTAGATAGTTTAGGTATGTTATCTACTACAAAAGAAATGACAGACACAGCAGAAGGTAAAGAAACAAGAGATATGACTAGAAGTCAAATAGTCAAATCTACATTTAGAGTTTTAACACTTAAACTAGGACAAGCAAATGTTCCTATGTTAATGACCAATCACACTTATGATGTTATTGGTTCTATGTTCCCACAAAAAGAAATGGGTGGCGGTTCAGGATTGAAATACGCTGCCTCTACAATCATCTATCTAGGTAAACGAAAAGAAAAAATCGGTACAGAAGTAGTTGGTAATATTATTCATTGCAAAACCTATAAGTCAAGAATCACAAAAGAAAATTCTCAAATTGATGTTAAGTTAACATATAAAAGAGGACTAGATAAACATTATGGTCTTCTTCAACTTGGTGAAGAGGCAGGTATCTTTAAGAAAGTATCAACAAGATATGAAATGCCAGATGGTTCTAAAGTATTTGGTAAAGCAATCAATGATGAACCAGAAAAATATTTTACAAAAGAAGTATTAGAAAAAATAGATGAACACGCAAGACAAAAATTCACATACGGATCAGACGAAGAGTAAAAGATTCACCTATGCTCAAAGAGAAGGTGATGATTTTTCTTGTATAAAACTTAAAGAAGGTAAGTATAGAGGTGTAATATATCATTATGGCAAACTTGGATTTGCTAAAGATGAAAATCCTGATGGTACTTTACCTATGAAGTTTGATTTTGTTGTTAAAGTAAATCCTACAGATGAAGTATTGAACGTTGACAATAATGAGTTTGTGGAGTATATTGGTGATATATTAATAGAAATTTTAGAAACACAATTAAAAGATGGTACAGCAGTCATTTCATAATTCAGATAGATTAGAAACAACTATCTTAAATAATCTTTTCTTTCACGAAGATTATGCTAGAAAAGTATTACCTTTCTTAAAAGAAGATTACTTTCCATTACGAACTGATAAGATTTTATTTACAGAAATATATAAGTTTGTTGAGAAGTATAATAATATACCAACAAAAGAATCTATTACAATTGAATTAGGGCAAAGAAAAGATATTAATGAAGATGAAATTAATACATTAAAAGATAATATTAATTCTATAACTAAAATAGATTCCGATCCTAAATGGTTGTTAGATGTAACTGAAAAGTTTTGTAAAGATAGAGCAGTACATAATGCTGTATTAGATGGTATTAGAATTTTAGATAAGAAAGATACTAAAAGAACACCAGAAGCAATACCTAGTATATTAGCAGACGCATTAGCAGTATCTTTTGACCAACATATAGGTCACGATTATATAGATGACGCTGATAGAAGATTTAAATGGTATCATACTAAAGAAACAAAATATCAATTTGATTTAGATTATATGAATAGAATAACCAAAGGTGGTATTCCAAGTAAGACTTTGAATATTGCATTGGCAGGCACAGGTGTAGGTAAGTCTTTGTTTATGTGTCATTGTGCAAGTGCTTATTTGGCACAAGGTTTAAATGTATTGTATATCACTTTAGAAATGGCAGAAGAAAGAATTGCTGAAAGAATTGACGCAAACTTATTAGATGTAACTATGGACGATTTACATACAATGCCAAAAGATTTATATGATAATAAAATAGAGAAGATAAGACAGAAGACTGGTGGTAAATTAATTATTAAAGAATATCCAACAGCGTCTGCTCATAGTGGACACTTTAGAGCATTGTTTAATGAACTTGCATTAAAGAAAAGTTTTAAACCAGATGTAGTGTTCATAGATTATTTAAATATATGTGCGTCAAGTAGATTTAAAGGTGGTAATATAGGTTCTTATTTCTATATCAAAGCAATTGCAGAAGAATTAAGAGGACTTGCAGTAGAATTTAATGTACCATTGTTTTCTGCTACACAAACAACAAGAACTGGTTTTATGAGTACAGATATAGGACTAGAAGATACAGCAGAAAGTTTTGGATT